TGACCCAGAAAAGGGTGAGAAATTAAAGGGTGAGCTGATGAATGTTGGCATGGAATATGGCTTTACGGCAGACGAAATGGCTGCCGTGTCAGATGCACGTTATGTGCGAGCGTTGAACGACGCCCGTAAATACCGCGCACTGGTAGCCAAGCGCAAATCAACACAGGCCAAAGGTGAGAAAGCCCGGCCAGTGGTGAAAGCTGGTGCGAAAAAGCGGCAAGACGGAAATGTTGCAACTCGTAAAAAAGCGCAGTCGCGCTTGCAGAAAACTGGCTCAATCGACGACGCATTGAGCTTGATCTTAAATCAGTAAGTCTTTGAAAGGACACACTAATGGCACAGCCAACCAACACATTTGATACCTATGATTCCGTAGGCATCCGTGAAGACCTCAGCGATGTTATCCACAATATTTCGCCAGAGGAAACACCCTTTTACAGCAAGTCTGCTAAAAAGGCCGCACGCAACACTTTCGTAGAGTGGCAAACAGACAGCCTCCGCGCATCTGCCGCCAACGCTCACATCGAGGGTGACGCAACCACTGCCGAGGCTCGCACAGCGACAACTCGTTTGGGCAACTACACGCAAATCTTCAAAAACGCCGTTGTCGTATCCGACTCCGACGATAATGTCGATAACGCAGGTCGCGCAAAAGAAATTGCATATCAAACACTTAAAATCGCCAAAGAGCAAAAATTGGACATCGAAAAAGCACTTTTCGACAACAATGCTCGTGCAGCTGGTTCTTCTTCAGTTGCTCGTGAGCTTGCAGGCGCACCAGCTTGGTTGACAACAAACACCGTAGCTGGTTCCGGCGGTGCAGACCCAACCGGGGACGGCACAGACGCTCGTACAGACGGCACACAGGCTGCTTTCTCACAAGCCAACTTTGACACTGTTATGCAGTCAATCTGGGTTGCTGGTGGTAAGCCTGACACAGTGTATCTGTCTGCATTCCAAATGAATGTAGCTCTGGGCTTCACAGGTAACAACAACCAGCGTTCCAGCGTACAAGCTGGCGACGAGCGCGTTGTTAAATCCTTGGCTGTGTACGTCACACCTTGGGGTACTGTAGAGTTCATGCCATCCCGCGAAAACCGTTCGCGCGACGTGTTCATCATGCAAGATAACATGTGGGAAGTTGCTTCTCTGCGTGGCACGAAGAACGTGGCATTGGCAAAAACTGGCGACAACACTACTCGCCAAGTTGTGACAGAACTCACACTCTGCGCCAAAAATGAAGCTGCAAACGGCATCATCGCCGACTGTACAACTTCATAATCTAAGAGATGGGGGCGGGAGACTGCCCCCATTTTTTCTTTAAACGGAGACTAATATGACAAAAGCCACAGTAACCGTTGCAAATGTTTTTACATCTGCTGGCAAGTTTTTCAAAGGCGACGTGATCGACCTTCCCGCTGACGAAATCAAAGCAATAAACGAAATTCGCTCTGGTGCGCTTGAGGCTGAAAAGCCAGTTGCCAAAACCAAAGCGCCAGCAAAGAAAAAACGCGCTCGTAACGAGAACGGCACTCTTCGCGCTGACAATCCGTCAACCATCCACATCAACGAGGCTTGGGTAAATGATTAATACATCAACCAAGATTTCGGAAAATATCTCGTTTGATAACGACGACAACATGGTTATCAAGCGGACCTTTGACGCATCACACATGCTCAAGGACGCTGCACAGGCCCGTGAGGTAACGAAGAACAGCTTTGCCTCCGACTACAAACACGTTGGCAATGTTGACTTAGCTCTGCTCAATGTGTGGCTAAAAGAGGCCGGAGTGGCTTGGACCGATACACAAGCGGTCAAAGATGTGTTAAAACGTAAGCTAATGAGCAGCGAATTTAGCGCCCTTAGGGTCTGGGAAGGCAGTTACTAAAATGGAAATGGACGCGATCTTGAATATACTTTTTGGCGTTGTAATCGCTGGCATTGGCTGGTGGTTAAAGACGCAACGCGAAGAGCTGGATCGTCTCCGCATCTTGCTCAACCGTACCCGTGAGGAGATGGCTAAGGAATATGTCACGAAGTCGGACAGCTCTGAAGTGCTTTCTCAAATTATGAACAAGTTTGACCGTCTTGAAGAAAAAATAGATCGACTGATGGAGAGGTAGATGCTTTGCGCGCTGGTCTTTGTGAGTTTTGGACACGCATGGGTGCAGGGTGTAGGCAATGTTCTGGTGAAGTCTTGCTATTATAATTGCGGCAGCGAGAAGATAACAAAGGCGCAATGGTATGATCGCAAGTATAGCGTGCCGCCACATTATGTTTGCCCAGTGAGGTTTGCAGACGCATGATTGATCCAATTTCAGCACTTTCCATCGCAGCCTCGGCTGTATCCAGCGCCAAGACTTTGTTGGCCGCTGGTCGGGACGCGTCAGGCGCATTGAGCAAGTTTGCTGGTGCGGTCAGTGACGTAAATTACGCCGCTGAGAAGGCCAAGAATCCCAGCATCTTTGCATCATTGACTGGCTCTGCCGAGCAGGAAGCTATCAACGCTTTTTCTGCGCAAAAACGTATTCAGGCTATGCGTAAGGAAATTGAAACGATCATTCAGTTCCAATACGGCCCTACTGGCTTAAAAGAATATAAGGACACTCTTCGCAGGGTTCGGGAGCAACGCAAGAAAACCGAGTACCGCAAAGCTGAAATAAAAGAAGCTCTGATAATGTGGGTTGTCGGAGGTGTTATTGTGCTGGCTGGTGTGGCTGGGCTTGCGGCTACGCTGTGGCTGATCGGGAAACAACAGGGGAAATGGTAATGGCACACACGATACTTGATAATTGGAAAGTTCTGCCGCGACTGATGATGCTGGCGGTCACTGTGCTGACCTATCAGGCGGTGCATTGGTTTATGAGCCTAGATGATCCCAGCGTTGCCCAGTCAGGGCTTGTAAGCGTCTGTATGGGCGCTCTCACAGGGTGCTTTGGCATCTGGATGGGTAAGGAGTCCAAAACGAGCGTAACCAACACTGGTTCAAGCTCAAAAGTAGAGTATGAGGTGGGACAATGATCGGTCAGATAATAGGATCACTCGGCGGCTTAGCTGCGAGCTACATTGACGGCAAGACTGCCGTTAAGAAAGCGGAAGCTGAGACCAAGATGAAAATCGCCACTGGCGAGATCAGTTGGGAGCAGGCTGCTATCGAGGCCAGCAACAATTCGTGGAAAGATGAGGCGTGGACCGTGGCATTCATAGCCATCGTTCTTGGCAGCTTCATACCTGGCATACAGCCTTACATGGCGCAGGGTTTTGCTAATCTTGACGCTGCGCCGCAGTGGTTTCAGTGGGCGATGTATGCAAGCATTGCGGCGAGCTTTGGCATCCGCACAGTGAAGGGGTTGAAAAAGTAATGGCGACACCAGCAAAAGGCAAAGCCCGCGTCAAGGTTACGGCGTCCGGTAAAAAGGTCAGCTACGGTCAGGCGGGTAAGGCGAAGGGTGGCGGCCCACGGGTCAAGCCCGGCACGTCGAAGGGTGACGCATATTGCGCACGTTCTGCCGCGCAGAAGAAGAAGTTTCCCAAGGCTGCGGCTGATCCAAACAGCCCGCTAAATCTTTCACGCAAGCGCTGGAAATGCTCCGGCACTAAATCGAAGAGGACTTGATGAAATGGGACTGTATTCAAACATCGCAAAAAAGCGCGCGCGCATTAAAGCCGGAAGCGGAGAGAAAATGCGCAAGCCCGGCACTAAGGGAGCGCCAACGGCCAGTGCATTTAAAGCGGCTGCCAAGACAGCAAAGAAAAAGGCTAAAAAATGAGCAAGGCAATGGCAACGCTCCAAGCTAAAATCGGCGCAACAGCTGATGGTGAGTTTGGGCCAAATACAGCGCGAGCAATCGCAAAACACTTCAACCTATCCCCGGCGCGCGGCGCTCACTTGATGGGGCAGGCATCGCACGAAAGTGGTGGCTTCAAGCGCACCCGTGAGAGCCTGTATTACAGCACGCCAGAACGCATCCAAGCCGTCTGGCCCTCGCGTTTCCCAACCGTTGCCGATGCTGAGCCATATGCCAAGAACCCCACTGGACTTGCTGGCAAGGTCTACGCTGGCCGCATGGGCAATGAGAATGAAGCGCAGGCGAGCCTGTACATTGGCCGAGGTTTCTTGCAGCTTACCGGGCGTAATAATTATCGGGCGTTTGCGTCTGACATGGGCGTGCCGAAGGTTATGACTGACCCGGACTTGGTGGCTGACGAATATGCCTTTGAGACTGCGCTGTGGTTCTTCAACAAGAATGGATTGTTTACCATTGCTGACGAAGGCGTAACGGATGACGCCATCAAGCGCATCACGCGCAGGGTGAACGGCGGCTATCATGGTCTGGATGATCGAAGCAACCAGAGCAAAAAAATCCACACTTGGCTCATGGCCTAGTTTAGCTAAGTTAGCTAAGTTAGCTAAGTGGCGAAGCAAGATCAAAAAGCCAGCGCGGCGGTAGGTAGGGCCGGAGAGCATTTAGCACTCGCCTACCTGTCGCTTGCAGGCTACATCTGCACGCTGTGCCAGATCAAAGATCACGATGCGTATATACAGACGGATACACAGACGTTGACCTTGCAGGTTAAAACCGCAAGCAAGACGCACAAGACCACCAACAGGTACGCATTCCACACGCCCAAGAAGAACGTCGATGTTTCAGACGTGTTTGCGTTTGTATCCATTGAATTAGGCGCTGTGATATTCCGCCGGGGAGACGAGCTGACTTCTGTGACAACATACATTTCGCCAGAGGAATTTATGGATGAAAAGCTGTCAATGCAAAAAACATTCGACAGCTTTAAATAACCGCTTGTGACCGGGCGCGGCTTTGATTACAAAGTCTGAGTGGGTGGCTTTTCATCGCAACTGTTTTTTGGTTTCGACGCTGCTAAATGTGCCAACATTCACGGCCACCCACACGATTACTAGAATATAATACCCACCAGCGCCATCAAGCCTGCGCCGCTGATGAAGCCAAAGATAGCTCCAATTAGGCCCGCTGCGTTTATCATGCGCTCAAGTTCTTTGTCAGTCATCTAAACTCTCCACCATTTGTATTCTCTCCCCAATCCAGCGCATAACCGGAACAGCCATTGAGTTGCCCATTGCCTTGTATCGAGGCCCATCTGGGCAATCTTCTGCTGGCTTATTGCGCCACGGTATCTGCGTGAAGTCATCAGGGAAGCCTTGCAGGCGCTCACATTCAATGGGGGTGAGGCGGCGGACGGCGGATTGTGTCCCAACAGCGTGACGATCACCGCTTGTTAACGTATAAGAAACGTCGCTGTCATCAATTCCAAAACCTTGAGACTTTGGCTGTTTTTCCTTTAACGCTTGTGCCTGTATCGCCACCGCTGGCGTCTTGCTCTTGTCCAGCGTTGGCGTGACTTCCGTTGACACGCTGTCGCCTTGGTTGGCGCTGTTTTGCGCGCCGAAGGCTATTGGCAAGGTTTCTGTTGTCGGATCGTATGCGCTGCCAGTGCGTGTGGTCAGGCACTGAGCAACAATAGCTTCCGCCTCTACTCGCTGGTTTCCTGTGCGACTGAACGGAGCGCCTTGTGTAACTGTGGGGGCAGCTTTTTGCCCCGCTTCTCGGCTCGGCGCAGGATTCCCTGACAGGCTTTCGCGCTCAAATAGAACCGCTGCGGCGCGTCGCCAGTCTCCAAGGTATCCGACAACGAACACACGGCGGCGTCGCTGGGCCACTCCGAAATATTGAGCGTCAAGCACTCTGTAGGCGAACCCATACCCGAGCTGGCCCAACGCCCCGAGGAAGGTTCCAAAATCCCGACCTCGTTGGCTAGACAAGACGCCGGGGACGTTCTCCCAAACCAGCCACTTGGGCTGATATTGTGCAGCAATGGCAAGATAGGTGAGCATGAGATTTCCCCTTGGGTCATCAAGTCCCTTGCGAAGTCCTGCGACTGAAAAACTTTGGCAGGGGGTTCCTCCGACCAAAAGGTCAATTGATCTGTCAATGGGCCACTCCTTAAATTGTGTCATGTCGCCAAGGTTAGGGACATCTGGGTAATGATGCGCCAGCACGGCGCTTGGGAACTTTTCTATCTCACTAAACCACTGCGGCTTCCATCCAAGTGGATGCCACGCGGCAGTGGCGGCTTCAACGCCAGAGCAAACTGAGCCGTATTTCATGTGTCACCCTCATCAAAACAGTTATTCAACGGCTGAATGGGTTGCTTGCTAAACACCCAGCGCCACTGCCGCTTGGTATAGCCAGGCACTTCAACAAAGTCTCGCACGCGATAAACCTTGTTCGCCTCCCACATTTTCTTGAGATAACTTGACGTGCGCGGCACGCTGTCTCCCAGCAGCTCAGCGGCCTCTGCTGCCGTCACGCGCTGGTCATACGGTATTAGCGAAAACAGGCGATTGCCTTGGTCAATGCTGTGCTGTTTGCTTGCCTCAGCTGCACGCTTCATTGACGGGGCCATTGTGGTCGGCCTGCGCGGGCCAGATGGTAGGGCTTCACGTTTGCGCTGGCGATACATGAGCGTTTCAAACTCCCACAGGCAGTGGCCGTATGTGATCTCAAATCGCTCATGCTTGTCCGTCACACCCTCAAGTTTGGCCCTCAATCGCTCTGCTGCATCTTTTTCATATCGCGCTTTAGCAGATCTATTAGCGCTTGCTGCTCTTCCAGCCGCTGCTTTAAGTTTGGCCTCATCGCCGTCTTCTGCTCCGTCAGCATTATGCTGTTGTTGCGCTCCAGCCTTTTTATAATAATCTGAGTTTGGTCCGTATTCACGTTTCTTCCTTTCAAGTTTTATGTTCGCAGCCGAGCAAATGCGATGTATTGTTGACGGTGATACACGCAGCAATTCTGCAACCTCAATCTGAGACATGCCTTGCTGTGCGCAATCAAGAACGTGACGGGTGAGCGCATCTGGATCGTATTTCATTCGTCTTCCTCCAAGGGGTCAATCCGGCCTATGCCGCTGCAAACTTCACATTCTTCCATGACAGATTCAAAGTCGCCGTGCCAAGTTGAGCTTTGGCGGACCCAAACATCGCGCTCAACTTCGCCTTCGCCATCGCACTCAGGGCAGTTTATCCAATCTTCCATAGTTTTCCTCCTTATACGTTCTTGCATTTGCCTTCGTTGTCAGTGAACCAAACGTGGCCATCGTTTATAACCATATGGCCAGCGCCAATAAGCGCGTCTACAGCTTGTTTATATGTTGAGCGTGGATTTGCGGCTGAGGACACCTTGCCTATGAAGTGGTCTTTCAGCGTCTCTTCAGAGATAACCCAATATGTTCTCGGCTCTGGCCACCCAACCCCTCCGGGGTTTGGTTGCCCGACGCCCTCACCGCGCAGCTGCGTGAATACCTTGCGGATCAGGACTTGGTTCTTGCCCTTGATGCGTGGCTTGTTGGCCTCTTCAATCTCGCTCTCAGTAGCCTGCACAACGGTACAAGTCGTAACGCTGTCACCATCCTCATCAACGCCAAGCTCAATGACATTTAACTTGAACTGGAATATAACGCCCGTTTCCATGTCACGCTGCTTCGTGGCCTTAGCCGTGCGCAGGCCAGTGTTCTCATCGTAATCAAGCTCAATCTCTGTGTCGGTCGCGGCGCGTAAACTCGAATGCCCCCTAGCACCAGCAGCTTTATCCTTGCCGGAGTGGTGAACAACGTCCAAGTGTGCGCTGGTTATCTCGCGCAGCTTATCGCAATTGCCGATAAACTTTGTCATGTCCTCTGGCGAGTTTTCATTCCCGCCAGCCATTGAGCGGCTGAGCGTGTCAACAAATATGCACTTAACCTGACCGTGTTTCTTCGACACCTCACGGCACAGCTTCTCAAGCACAGCCATGTCAACCTCGCCGTCAAGTAGGTTGACCGGGGCCGGGCGCACAGCCAGCTTCACATTCTTATGCTCTGGGTATTTTTTCTTTAGCGCAACAACGCGATTGTGGAATGCCATGCCGCCCTCGGTTGCGAGGTATAAAACAGAGCCACCAATAACCTTGTGGCCATTCCACTCCTCACCGCAGGCGATGTGCCAAGCAAGATCAAGGGCAAAGAATGACTTGCCCACGTTTGATGGGCCGTAGATCACAGACATCTGACCCTCACCAAGCCAGCCCTTCACGAGATAGTTGCGGCTCAGCTGAGGGATAGCCTCGTCCGGCATAAAGATTTGATCCATGACGCTCTGCACGGTCAATGCTTTCTTCGCCGCTGCCGGGCCTTGGTTTACCCAAACGTCAGAATAATCCCAGCCCTCCATGTCGGGCAGGATGTATTCAACGCCCAGCTCAGAGAATGCGCGCTCGCACTCTTTGCGCCCGGCATCGTCATTGTCGCCCGCAATGACAAGCTCAGCATCTGGCTTGGCTTGTTGCAGGTTGTCTATCACAGCCAAAATGTTCCCTGCATTTAGAGCAAACACGCATGGCCTACCCGTGGCCTCATGCACAGTCGCGGCTGTTGCCCAGCCCTCTGCAACATATGCAAACTCACGAATGGGTCCGCCAATCACGCTAAAGTTGCCAATCACGGGAAGCTGGTAGGAAAACTTTTTCTTGCCGTCAGCATCAATGAACTGCGCGCCAACGCGCCTGCCCTTCACGTCAATGATTGGGATGGTTAGCGTGTCGCCGTCAATCTTGGCGTTATGCAGTTTAATCTTTTTCTTCTCAAGATATGGGTGACTGCTCATGGGGTCACGCTCCGGCCATTCAATATCAACTCTCTTTACCTCCACTGTCGGCGTATGCCCCGGCTGGGGCCAGAGAGACATATCGCGCAGCCTGTCCTTGATGGCCTTATAGTCATTGCACTTGCGGCAATGAACCATGACCTCGCCTTGAAACTCTTTAATCCAAAACCGATCCGTGCCAGCGCAGGATGGGCATGGGCCATGATACTCGCCCTGCGCAGTCTTTTTCAACTCAAGACTGCGAATGATCGTGTTGCCAAACTCCGACCAGCGAGCGGCTGGAAACTTGCTTTCTCTGTTCTGATCGGATAACATTTGCTTATCGCCTTTTCATTGTGGTGGGTTTCTTATGATATTGTGTGGCCCGGCATGTAAGTGTCGGGCCACACTTTTTTTTAAATAGAGATTTTTATAACCTTTATTTCATCACCTCTATTTGGCTTCGCCCTCTTTAACCTTTTAACCTTTTTAGGCTCTTCGGTATCTGAGTTGCTCAGCAACTTCTCTGCCTTAATCATATCTTTTATCAGAGCGTCTGCATCCGACTTTGATATGGGCAGTGACGCAGATGGCGACCCACTAGCTCCACTCAGTAGGTGTGTGAGCTTGTTGATCCTATACATTTGGTTTGGAGTTGCATAAAACATTTCGCTCATGCTGTGATCCAAACGCAGTACATGCCATCATGCTTCCTAGTTGTCGATGACACTCCTCGCCTACGAAGAAGACCCCAAAAATAACGCTGCTGGCCCCTTTCCTTGAACTGCACGCAATCACCAGCCGACACTTGGTCAATTATTGCATTATATCTTGATCCAGAGCCTCCCCGGCCATTTTTGGCTCTTGGAATAGGCATGTTTTGAACGATAGTAACTTCCATTGTAGTTTCCTTTTCTGATTTTTTTAAAACGGGATTTCGTCGTCAAGGCCAGCATGTGCTGCTGGCGATGGTGTGGATACAGGCATTGCAAATGGATCATCCGCAGCTGCAACTGGCGTTGCCGTCACGCTGGACGTAAAGCCACCAGAGACCGAAGTGAACGGATCATCTGAGCCTTGCATCTCTGCAAGCTCCAAGATCTGCACAGCTCGCAGCCTAAGCGACACGCCATTCAGGCTGCCTGTATTGTATGGGACAACAACGACGGCCACGTTGACCTTGCTTCCGCTGGTCAGCATGAAATCATCCGGCAGTTTATTGCGCTGAGCATCAACTTGCTTTGGTGGCTGTGTTTTGTCGCCACCGTAAGCACCTTTCAGCTTGCACTTGCCGACGACTTCGCCATCGTCATTGCGTTTGTATGGAAGCATTGTTGGCTTCTCTGGCCACTTGCGCTTTGTGTCCAACGCCGCAGCGTTAGAATATGCCTCCATACAGATACGATGCAGCTCCTTTGCCTTCTCATCGGACATTACGAAGCTCATTTCGTATGCTGCGCCGTCATCAAACGCATCGCATTTCACTGACTTGTTCTCGTAAGTGTCGAACTTATAAGTGGAATTTAGACGCGGGTAACGTGCGACGACTTCTGTAATCATGTGTTGCATTTTGCAACTCCTCTCAATGTTGTGCAGCACCCCTGCACTGGGATAGGTTAAAACGCTTCTTCACTGTCCATCCATGCTGGCAAGTGGATCGTATTCAAGTCAGGCCAATTCGTGACATATTCCTCAGTCTCAATCGCCTGCTTTATGTCAACCAGCGCGGCAAGCATACGGTTGTGAGCGTGACGCAAATACATCTCCGAAAGCTCATGGCACGCAGTGACGTGCGGCGCGTCCTTCTCAATGCAGATGAAGATAAAGTTCTCCACACGAATGCCGTTCAGCTTCAAGACGTGCATATAAAATGCAGCCTGCAAATCGTATCCGAACTGACGCACAGAACGCTCAAAACCTCTGGGTGATGCGTCCTGGGTCGTTTTGATGTCCAGTACAATGCCTGCGTTGCGCAGGAGGCCATCTGGGCGCGTCTTTAGGTCAATGTCAATGTCCGGCTCAGTGGCGAAGAATGAAGCCTCGGCCAGCATGTCAGGGTTTGTGAGCAAATGATTTGCCATACGATTTTGCAGGCAAGCCTCTGCCATTTTGTTTGCCAGATCATAATCAGCCTCGGTGAGCAATATTTTGCCAGCAGCATCGCACTCATCTTTCAAGTCGGACCATGCCTTGCCGCGCCGTGTCTCAGGGCCACGCACAACAAGGTTCTTCTCTGGCTCAAGCAGGTAGGCGTGAACTGCGCTGCCCAATGCAAATGCCGGGCTATCCTTACGTTCTGCGCCGAACAAATGCGCAATGCTTTTGTTTGCTGCGGTCTTGATCGACGTTGAGCCAAACGCATGATGCGCGTGATACTCTTCGTTCGACATGTCTTCTGATTTGATAATTGTCATTGTGTTTCCTTCCTTTTATTTGCTTGGAGCTTGTCATAATACTTCCTGCCAGCCTCAAGACATGCTCGGTAATTTCTTTCTGCGTCCCCATAAACATCCTGCAATACGTCCATCTGGGCCATATCGCCACCAACCCAGTGTGGATTGACGATAAGGCAGCCCTCAACGCTCTCTATATTGGCAAGAGCAAGGCCAACCAGCACAACGTCATCAGGAAGCTCAATGTCAATCTTTTGCTCAATGAGGTCGTACTCAACGTCCTTTTCCCAATCATATTCCATGTTTTCCTCCGTTTCCTCATTGTTCGCATATATGTTTTGCATATGCAATACCTAATTCTGGGGGAACTTCTTTTATTTTTTTAGAAGTTCTATTTTGTTAAGGGGGTAATGACTTCGTGAAGTTGTTACCCCCTTAACAATTCTTGCCTATGCCACCTCAATAAATGTTTTAGCCGCAGCGCCCCACAATATGATTGTTGGACGCTTCTGGCCCACGCGATTAAACACATCTGCCTTGGCAATCTTGCCGGAGTTAAAGAGGCGCTGCGCTGCGTTGCCTGCTGTTTTGTGGTCAAGCTCAAAATAATCCGCAAGCTCTGCTGTGGTGTGATACCCGCCAGCAAGAATATATGTGAACATTTCAGCATCAAGCGCTTCTTGATTTAATGTTTGCGATTTATCAAGAGAGACTTTTTCGCAAACTTCAGTATCGCGCTGCAACTTCACAGCCTGCCACGGCGTGCCTTTGTCTGACTTGTCTTGATAGTTAGGCACAAGCACAGCGTTTATTTCATCGCCAGGCGCAAGGTCAAAGCCGTCAGCGATGTGAACCGGGATGAAAACCTGACCCTGTGTTTCGGTATCGCAGGCAAATGCAAAGCCATGTGCGTGCGCGTTTGTTATGATGATCTTGTTCATTTTGCTTCCTTCAATTTAATGCTGCGGGCAGTCGACCATAGTTTCTCAAGCGGCAATAGGTTTTCCTGATCCATTGCCCAGCCTTTGCCGTGGCCAAGGTCAATCTCATAAGCCTGATCCAAAAAATGCGTGCGGGGTATGTAGCCCACAACGTGCATACGGTCAGGCGCTTGCTGGCACACCAGAATAGAGCAATCAGCCTTGAATGCCTCGCGCTTCTTAAACAACAGCCGCCCGGTGGTGTAGAACGTGGCTTTCACATCTACAGAAATATTATCTAGCCATACGTCTCGGCCATCATCTACGCCTATGGCGTGGATGTGGTCGAGATCAAACACTTTCGACACGGCAAGCTCTGCCTTTACGCCCAGCAAGTCCAAGTCAGCGTCAGACCTGCCCTTGTCCCGGCGCTGATTAACAACGCCAGAAGCGCGGGCCAATTGCCAGCGCATTGCTGCGGCCTGATTGCATTGCGCAACCTCTTTTTGCGTTAGACTTACAAGCATGGCGTGTCCTATCTAAAATGGTGGTTCTTGATCCGGGTGTGCCGGAACCCAACCCACGACAGGTTCCGGCACACTATTGGTTTGAGCATCCCGCAACGCTACAACGGGGCCGAACATTTGCATCAAAAACGTCGGCAGATGCTCAGACCAAATCACTTGCGAGCCTTCGCAGCAGCTCGCGCAATTACATCGTCAGCGGCTTGGGCTGCGCGCTCATCGCTGCGCAGGTCATGCTCAAGCATCGCGTGCAAAACGCCCTTGCAAATATCACTGCGGCTTTCGTGCGACAGATCAAATGCCTCGAATATCGTGCATATAACTGCGCCTAAGTGGCCGTTCTTCATTTTATCAGGTAAGGCCTTCAAAAAATCATATGTGGCGTTCGAAATTTTCTCCTCGCGTTCAGTCATAGCCCTTGCTCCTCTTTTTCCAGCACAATGGAAATAATTGAGCGGTGAATGCCTGTGTCGCCATCCAGATCAAGCCCATCCCTTACAAGCGCATGATGTATCTTGCGCCGGGCAGAAACAGATGCGCGGCTCAATCGTGTTTTCTGTGGGTGTGACCAGCTCCAAAACTGAGCCACACCCATATAATCCGGCGAGCCAATAAACTCGCGGTCAATCTCCGTGAGCTTGCACAAAGCGTTAAACGTCACGTCGGGCAATCCAACCTTAATGCTCATCGACTTCGCCCTCCCATGTGATGCCATGCTCGGCAAAGCGTTCCATTTGGTATTTGTTGGGCTTGGTGCGCTCAAAGTTATGGATGAGGGACCAAAGGTGGCCAAAGCGTTTCATATTAGTGATAGATAAATCCTCCCCATCCTCGCTTAAATCATCCTGAATAGCTGAGGCCAATTCAGCGCACAACTTTCCAATCTGGCGCTTGTCATCGTTTTCTGACTTGTCCCAGCAATTCTCTTCAACCAAGATATGGTTTGCGACTATGACTTGACCGAAATGATCCACGGAAAACAAATTGTTTAAATCTTTCTGCGATTGTGCGTGCTTCAAGGCATAGCGTGACTCATCAATGCACATTGCCGCCCAACACAATTCGCGCAAACTACTGCGTTCTAAATCGGTGAAATGCGAGGCAATATCTGCGCGGTCAAGCATGTTTTGCTTGATGCGATCCCAGCGTGCGATGTCTTCTGCGGTGGGTTTGGTTTCGTTTGTCATTTGTTAAACTCCGTGTTTGTGTTGTGCCACCAGTATGCGCATAGAAAAAACATATGCGCAAGCACATTTTTCACTGGCTCCCTATATTTTAAACATATATAAAGAAAACAGACACAAGAGGAGTCAAAACCATGTCTGATAAGAAGCGCCTAATCAATTTCGCAGAAGAATATGATCGCATAATTACAGAAGCCGCGCGCAGGTCCGGGCTATCTTTTAGCGCGTTCTGCCGGAGCGCGGCACTAGAAAAGGCCGCAACAATCGTGGAGCATGTAGAGCAGCCGAGGGCTGATTGATGCTTATATATGGATGCGATCCGGGCTTCACCGGGGCAGTCGCGTTGTACTGGAC